TTAAATAACTTTTCTCATGCTCCCCTGCCCGTGGGGGCGTCCTGGGGGCAGTGCTGTTGGCATCTGATTGTTCAGCATGTTGACTTGATCCTGGTTCATGTCGCCAATCCACTTGGAGTAAACCTCGTACACCATGCGCGCATCTTCATGTCCCATCTGACTCGCTATGAATGACGGGTTCGCTCCGGCCATCAACGTCCAGCATGCGTAGGTATGCCGTGACTGATAAGGATTCCTTTCGCGGATATTTGCAAGTTTAGTGCCTCGCTTCCAGCCATAGGCAATCGAGTTCTTGGAGAAGTAACTGCCTTTTTTTGACGAATATGCTGTTGGTGAAAAAACGAAGCGAAGAGATTGCTGCTCAGTTTTTCCGATCTCCCGATGGTGAAATCGAATTTCTTGCTTCGGATTAGCGCCGGTGACTTCGTATTGTTCCTTCAGTGCATCCAGAGCAGGTTTAAGCAACGTTATCGTCCTTATTCCGGCATCTGTCTTGGGGGGTACAAATACTCGCTTATTCGTCAAACTTCTGGATACGTGGATTTCACCTTTTACCAAATCAATGTCTTCCCATGCCAGGGCGCATATCTCGCCCGGCCTCATCCCCGTATGAACGGCAACAATGATGATTAATGCCTGGCTACGGGGAAGGGCGGCTATCAGTGCCTGGTACTCATGAAGTAAAAGTGGGTCGGGATCATTTTTAGATAACTTGAGTCGCGACACTCCTTCATAAGGAGCATGCAATATAAACTGGCTTCGGTTTGCGAGCTTAAGCATTTCTGATAAAACTGCCATCTGTTTATTGACTGTTGAGGGCGCGCGGCCCTGCCTGCCCAGATTCGGCATTGCCGGGTTAATAATTGTCCCGGTCAATAACTCCTTTCGGTAATGCAAAATGTCGGCGTGCTCAATATCTACCAGACGGGTATTTTCTCCGATTACACGCAGTAACGTATTTACGACCGAAGTAAGCGAGAGCAGTGTTGCACCAGATACCTCTAAGGCTTTGGTGTCTGTAAAAAAATTACTCAACTCTTTAAACGTGGTAATTTTTTTGGTTGTGTTGAACTTCTTAAGCGCTTTGGATTCCGGGAAGCGTTCCGCATAGTCGAACTTACCGAGCTGTATTTCGCTTGTTATGAGCGCGCGAAGATTTCCAGCTTTTTTGATGTTGCTGCTGTTCACCGTCCAGCCCCGAAGGACTTCGCGGCAACGTTTGCCGCGATAGGTGAATGTGATCCGTATTTTTCCATTATGCAGCTCAACGCCGGTTGGAAAGTCCATCATGCTTCCTGTACTAATTGGTTAATCTTTGGATAGTTGTACCAAAGCAGACCTTTAGAATTGTCAGTTTCTCCGAGAGCTGTCAGATGTTTGAAATGAACGCCTTCGATCCACAAATTCAACCGATAACTTTTAATTTGTCTTTCAGACAAGCCGGTCTTTTCTGTTAGTCGCGCTTCAACCATCCACTCTTCGCTGAAAATGAGTTGCGACATACATAACTCCGATGCCGCCAGCCACAACAGTACATGCTGCAGCTGGCTGTAAGTGAAAACCTAAAATCAGTTTTTTGTTAGGCGCTGCCAGATTACAGATACGTATTTGACCTGATGCCGGGCGTCAGAAAGCGCATTGTGCATGTCGCCTTCAAAGGGGATGTCGAAACGCGGGTTGATACCGACAGATTTACCCAGTTCAACCATGGTCCTTACGTCCCTGTCATTCCAGAACGGAACAGCGAAGGGAGTTTCTGTTAATGCATATGCGCGGCGGAGAATGACGTTATCAAACGAGCATCCATTACCCCACAACTGAACAGTGTGACTACCGTTAGCAGCATTTTCAGTAATAAAGTCAGCCAGTAGTTCAAGGGTTTCACGCAGCCCCATGGCCTCATCAACCAGAATGGCAGAGCGGGCTTCAGATGATTGTTTCAACCACCACTGAATTGTTGACGCATCCGGTTTCATGCCAAACGACATCGATGATTCAAGACTGACAACCTGGTAAAATTCGGCACCAGTGTTACCAGTTGAAGGATCAAAATATACGGCGCCGATAGAGACTATTGGTGCATCAGGACCGCTGCCCATAGTTTCCAAATCTACCATCAGGTGAGTATAAAAAGCGTTCAGGTGAACCGTATCTATATGGTGAACGGGTTCATTATTCAGGAAAGCTGGAGGCTCACCAGCCGCATCAGTGCTTTCAACTGGCAAAGCAGCTGCTTCGCCCTGAGGCACTTCAGCATTAGCTTTGATTTCGCTGTCGTCAGTTTTTTCCATCTGCACATCGCTGGTGGTTTCATCGGTATTGGCTTGATGTAATTTTTCTTCGACGGCGCGCTGGCGTACCTGGTCTACGACAGAAAGCGCTGGCGCCGGCTGGTTACCCATCAGGCCATCAATGGAGAAAACTCCGTTGCCCATGTTGGCGATTTCTGGTTGTTCGGCTGTTGCCTTCTGTTCAGCTGTGGACTTCTCTTTAATCTCGTTTTCCCAGCTTTTTTCTGGTACGTGACCGGCTGCCGCCAGGGTTTCTTCAGTTGGGTGCTGGTGGTCGGTTTCAGTCAGGTTTTTGTTGATGTAACGGCTCAGCAGTTCCGGGAAATGGTGAGTGTTTTCTTCTGCACTACGAATAAGCGCGAAAATAGCGGCGCGGGAATAATCCAGGATGCCAGCGCGTTTGCGCAGGGCGGCGGACCACTCTTTGAACGGGCTCTCGTTTTTAGAAATGATCTCTTTTGCACGACGGAAAACGCCACCAGGAATATCGTAGATGTTGAAATCCATTGGAAGTGTGGCCAGCGCAATATCAATGTCCAGAGTGTCCAGCGTGTGGACAAGTTCCGGGTTGCGATCGGTCTTATTGCCACCACCAGCGTTGGTTCCGGAGTCAGTGCGCTGAATCTCCGACACACGATTGCCTTTACACCACTCTTTAATCAGCAGCCCGCGGTCAATGTGCTCAGTATTGAACCAGGCCTTAAAGAACTGGATAAAGGTGACCAGATCAACCCGTTTTCCATCAACCGGAAAAACGGTTTTCAGCGCGCTGACAATCTTCCAGATATCGATCTCAGGCGCTTTCCTGAATGGTTCTACATTCTCGGCGGCAAGCAGCAGGTTCTGCACATAGCTGTTATCCACATCCAGCTCGAGTTCCTGAATGGTTTTCTTCTGCTCAGTATCAATATGGTAAGCATATTCTTCAGAAATAAACTGAGCTAAGAGGCGCTGGCGTAGCGGCAGAGTCGCAACGGTAATAAGCTCTGGCGTTACAGGTGGAGTGGCATGTTTATCACCCGCAACTCGTGCTTTCTTATCATTAACCCACTCCTGAACGGTAAGAGCCCGTTTTTCTGGTTCTTCAATCCATTCGGTAATAAATTGCTCAAATGAAGCAACGGTATAGACCTGCTCACAGTCGAAGACTTCTTTTACAGCGCTTGCCAGCTTCCACTCGACATGAGCAGAAAGCTCTTTAACCGCTGGCACATTAGAAACGGCCTGTAACAGGTTTTGCACATAGAGATCATTTTCATCCAGTTCCATCTGTCCGATCTGGACGTGCCGTGCTTCACTGATTTCCTTCTCTTCACCGTCATTTAACAGGTGCGCAATCAGCCGCTGAGACAGGCGTAGGCGAGATATGGGGCGGAGCAATGCTGGCGCATCGCTGGTGGGTACATTGGCACTGGAGGTTTCAGGTTTTTGCTGGCTGGAAGCCTCCAGATTTTCATTATCCGGCTTCTGTTTCAGTTGCCACGTTTGCTGGTCTTCTGCCAGTTCGTAACGATCGCACCATGTGTCATCAAGTGTGCTTTCCTCAGGAAGATCGTCAACAACAAACCAGTTGGTGCGGACAGGTAATTGATAGTCGGCGCCACGACCGACGGCAATATCGTTGTCTTCGAGAATATTGAGGATTTCGCGTTCTGCACGGGAATCTGATTTCGCAGAGAACCAGCAAAACAGGTTTTTTGCCTCAGTTGCTTTCGCTTTGGCTTTAATAAGATACGCATACGTTAACATTGCGTTCGGGCTCCATAGGATTGTAAGATACCCGGCAGCTGATGATCGCCGCCTAAGGTAGTGGTTATTGGTCAAAACTCGTTCCGGAAAGCTTTGGTCGGCTGACCGGGTACTTAACCCGTCTTGCGCGGGTTTTGTGCTTTATGGGGTGGGGGATTTTCCCTGCGCCAGCTGTGCGACGGGGACCCACTCCAGAGCATTCAGCACGGGCTCAAATGAATCAGGCGTGTGAGTAACGGCGCGAACGACGTCAGCCACGCTGGGGTTTGCTTTGCTAAGGTGGTACCCTCCACCAGCGCCACGCTGGCTGGTGACGATTTCACTTCTGCGCAGCTTCGAGAAAATCTGCTCGAGGTAAGACACAGACAGCTTTGATTCTTTACTGATAGATGCGACGGAAACAGGGCTGCCGTTGTAAATCCTGTTGAGGATGGCAACCACCTGAACAGATGCCACCACACGTTTCATTCCAAATTCCATAGTCACTTCCTTACTGATGCTGGCAACAGCCATTGGTCAAACTCGTTATGAACGAACTGCAGTCTGTTGGTCGGCAGACGGGTCGCCCTTCTGGGCGAGCATGTAGCAAATCAGTCGAATGATTACTTCAATGCGATTTAGATGTACGGCCTGACACCGCACTGGTTTACGTGCGAAATCGATCATGGATTTATCCTCTTGCGTTGCCCTTGTCGCCAGGCTGGCGGAACGTTGAACCTGCTGCGTGTTAATACTTGTCATCTCATCCGGTGATTCGTATGCCGCCGGCAGCTACTTCGTGGGCGTCCTGCCTTGATGACTGATTTTCTAAAATCAGGCTACAAATAAATATACCATGCGTCAAGATGAAATTGATAAATTACATACCATGATGTGTTTTTGTTATCAGCAGTGAGGCGTGTTCGGGCGTAAAAAAGGCCGCTATTAGCGGCCTTAACAACGTAGATATAGAAACTAGCGTTGGGGATCTATTTTGCGTTTGCGTAAAAACTCAGCCATGAAGGCATCGAGCTCTTCTAGTCTGGTTTTTGCTAAAGATATAAACCTTTCTTGCTCAGCCTCAGGGAGCTGGTCGAATACCTCAAGGAGAGCAGACTGATGTGGGTTCAGAACAGTTTTACTTTGTGTAACTGAAACAATGTGCTCCTCTTCTTCATCGGTCATGAAGAACCAATAAAGCGGTTTTCCAAGCGCTTCGGGCAAGAGTATGAGTTTTTCTTTGCGCGGAAAAATACCTGCGTTACACCAATGGCTAACGGTTTGCGAGTTAACACCTATCCGACGTCCCAGTTCAGATTGAGACATCCCAGCCTCATCAAGAGCTCGTTGCAAACGTTCTTCAAAGTTCATTTTCAGTTCCAAATCTAACCAATAGCCAAGCATACAAAGTTTCCTTTCAAATGTGGCCAGTTAAATTTCTTGACATTGATAAGTATTTTATCAAATATGTGGTACGGAATTTAGGAGGTCGTATGAACGAAAACATTCAAAAGAAGATCATTTCACTGTGTGGCAGCCAATCAGAACTGGCTCGCCGCTTAGGCAAAAACTCACAGACAGTTTCAGTCTGGTTTCGCACTCAAGTCGCCAGCACAGAGGTTCTAAACGCCTGCAGGGCGCTGGATTGGAAAGTCACCCCACATGAAATCAGACCGGATCTTTATCCTAACCCCACTGATGGTTTACCTCAAAAGGAGGCTTAATCATGCAATCAGTAACATATGAACATCATAGCGAACGCTTAGCTGTTCCGTTGAAAACGAAAAATCATTTTAAACCCCAGCGCCGCGACAGCATTCAGCACCGCGTCATATTGGCAGCTGTTCGTGAATGGGAATCGACATTACCAGGACAGGCACAGGAGCGGATCGCTCAGCTGGTGGCTGAAGAGTGGGCCAAAGCAGATGGTCGCGGAATTGCTGTTAATAAACAGAATTTATTCCGATATCTGAAAAACGAAGGAGGGTCAGAAAAGTATACGGCTTACGTTATGCAGCTGTCAGGTTCAATCATTGCTGCTATGCCAGTTCAGATTGCCAGGAAGCACGGGTTAAGTAATGCGAGCACAGAAGCGGAGCTGGTGGCGAACGCTATCAAAGAGTGCAGTGAGGCACACCATGCGAAATTAATCGGCGCTCCGTTACAGAAACTGGAGAAGGAAATTCGTGAAGCAGCAATCGCTTTGTTCAACATGTTACCAGCTGATGCGGCGGGACCACTACTGGCGAGTTTAAGCGCCGTAGCGCCGCAATTGTTTTAATCGAGTTTTGAGCAATAACCATTACGCGCCGGGAAACCGGACAAGGGAGTAAACATGGCAGCTCTGCCTTACATGCAACTTTACATTGCTGATTACCTGGCGGACACCATGCATCTGTCTACAGAAGAGCATGGAGCATACCTGCTACTGATGTTCAATTATTGGCAAACAGGTCGCCCGATCCCCAAAAACCGACTATCGAAAATTGCACGGCTGAGTAACGACCGTTGGGATGCCGTTGAACCTTCGTTGAAAGAGTTTTTTAACGATAACGGTACCGAATGGGTACAGGAGCGTATAGAGCGTGATCTGGAGGCGGTTAAAAACTCAATCAGCCAAAAGTCAGCCGCTGGAAAAGCATCCGCTCAGGCGAGAAAAGCTAAAAAAGGAGCGAATAACCAACAAAATAACAACGGGTGTTCAACGGGGGTTGAGCCGCAGTTAAAACAGAACGCCAACGGAAACCCAACTAATAAAGATCCAGATACAGATACAGATCTAAAAGAAAACCAAGAGAGAGAGTTACATGCGCCAGGTGACTTTTTACCGCCCATAGGCAAATTTCCGATCACAGATGACTGGACACCTGGTGATGACTTTGTACGCCAGGCTGCGCAGTGGGGAATAAAGCTTGGGGATCTACCAGGGTATACCGCCGTCGAGTTACAGCAGTTCCGGGACTACTGGAAATGCGAAGGGAAAGTCAAACACCACATCCAGTGGGAACAGACTTTTGCTTCCAGCCTGAAAACATCACGCGCCAAATCTTCCTCACCAGCGGCAGGTACACGTCGACAGGCTGGCTTTGGTGTTTCACTACCTGACACTCAGATCCCGCCGGGATTCAGGGGGTAG